GATGAACTTGTTGAAACTGTCAATTGTTTTAACAATTTCTTCTAAAGTTAAATCTTCGTCATCTTTTAATGCTCCATTTAATTTATCAACATAACCTTTGTAGTGTTTGTTGTAATGAACACTCATTGTTTCGGGGTCAATAAATTGTTTTAGTGCTGAATAAGAATAGGGTAATCTTTCTATCTTAATGTTTTTGGCTTCTGTGACAACTTTTCGTACTTTTTGTTCTTGTTGTCTTTTAATTTCTTTTTTTTGTAAATCTTCTTCAATTACTTCAATCCTATTTTTAAGATTCTTCATAAGGTCGGCTTTTATTAATGTTTATTGATTATAAATAAGCCGAAGTTTGATTATCGCCTCCAATTATTTATAAGTTCCAAAATTTCTTGAACATAATCACCGTTGTCTACCTTATCACCCATCACGGTTTCAAAGATGTCTTTCTTCTTTTTGAGTATGTCATAGATGATTCCCTCCACAGTATTGTCAAAAATTGGGTAATAAACTAACACATTATTTTTTTGTCCATAACGGTAACTTCTATCTTCTGCTTGGGAGTGGTCGGATGGTAAAAACGATAAATCATTCATAACAACGGCTTCACCAGCTGTTAATGTAATACCAACACCTGCGGCTTTTATGTTTCCGACAAACACCATAACATCTTCTTCGTTTTGAAAACGGTCAACAGACATTTGTCTTTCTTTTTGTGACATTTGACCATCAAGTCTAACCGCCTTTTTTCCAAAATGTTCCAATATCATCTCCAAAGTTTTGGTGAAGTTAGTAAAGACAATCACTTTTTTACCTTGTTCCACAATGTTTTCACAGATTTCAATTGTTGACGCAACTTTTTCTTCAGCAATCACCTGTCTTACTTTTGTAAGTTTGGTGAATTGAAGGGTTAGTGAATCGGACTCACCATTTTTATCGTACCAATCATAATATTCACCCATTAGGGCTTCATATTCTTTTGATTTTAATCTTAAGTAAACGGGTGTGATAATTTTATCGGGTAAATCTAAGACATTTTCTTTTAATCTTCTTAGAACTAAAGGTGCTGTTCGGTCTCTTAACTCTTCTAAGTTGGATGCTCCACTAACATTCCAAATTTTTCTTCTTCCTGCTTGGAATTGAAAACCATTACAATACCTTTTGACGTATGCCATCCAATTCTTGGCTACAGGACATTCAATCAAGTTTAACAAATTAAAATAATTGATTGGTCTTGAAGTAATTGGTGTACCTGTTAACAACCAAAGTCTATCAACATTGGACACAAAGTCATTAATTAACTTGGTTCTTTGTGCTTGTTTGTTTTGAATGTAATGTGCTTCATCAATAATCACCAAATCAAACTTTGTTTTTAATAAAACAGAATCTGATTTCTTTTTTTCATCGTGAAAGTTTTTAATAATGTCATAGTTGATGATTATAAAATCACCATCTTCCCATTTTTTACCTTCAATGATTGATGTTGGTTTATTTGAATAGTTTTCAATCTCACGTTGCCAGTTAATCTTCAAAGATGCTGGACAAATAATTAATACTTTCTTTGCTCCCGTTTCCAAAGCGGCAATAATGGTTGAAGTTGTTTTACCCAAACCCATATCATCGGCAAGAATAAACTTTTTATTTTCAACCAAAGATTTAATAGCTTCTTTTTGGTGTTCAAGTGGTGGACGGTGAGAATACTTTTCATAATCAATTACCACATCCTTAACTTTATTGTCTTTTATCAAAGCAACCTTTGGAATCCAAAAGTCGTACACTTGTTCTGAATCAAAATATTTTCCCCAAATATGATATGCGGTATCTTTTTCAACCAAAAGTTTTTCAACATATACTTTTGTTGGAACAGATGAAAGTAATTTATCATTGGCAATTTTTTGTGCAAAATATGAATCAAGTTCAACCCACTTCTTGGCAACTTTTGGAGCCATTTCGTGATAATTTATAATGTATTCTGCTTGGGCTCGGGTTGGATAGAACTTTTTGTTATCAATCTGTTTTTGTCTTAAACGTATGATATAATTATTGGCACCCTGATACGTCTCTAATAAATCAAGAGCCTTTCTTTCTAACACAGAGACATTATATGTGTTTTCAGTATTTTCCAATCTAACAAAAGATAATCAATTTATGTATATTTATCAAGTATGGCGCAACAACTCGTTCCAATTACAAGATTAGGTAAATTCTTTGGTGGTGAAGATTTTGAATTAGATATTTCTATGGGTCGTGAATGGCTTGGTGGTGATATGAATTTTACCATTGTATTATATAAAGTTGACAGGACAAAAACAGTTAATGATGATGTTTATGGTGAAGTACAACAAGACGGAATACAATTTTTAGCACCAGTATCAATTAACGCATATGTTAGAATTGAAGAGGCCACAGAACAATTTTTAGGTAGTAGTAAAATTATTCAGAACGAGCCAGGTCTATTGAAATTTGCTGTTTATAAAAAAGAACTTGCCGATTTACAAGTTAATATTGAGTTGGGTGATTATATAGGATATTGGATAACAGAATCTGAAGTTAGATATTATTCAATTATTGATGCGGGTATTCCTGATTATGACAATAAACACACTTATGGTGGGTATAAAGGATTTTATTATTCATATACTGCAACACCTGTAAGTGAAAACGAATTTAGGGGTATATAATGAAAGTTATTATAACCGAATCACAATTTGACAATTTATTTTTGGGTAAAAAAGTAATGGTATATTACAATTTACACAAACATACTTTCTCAGTAACTTATGATAGTAAGGTTATTATACATGCCGATTACGTTAAATTAGGTGATGTTGAGTTTAGAGTTAGAAAAGGTGGTAAAGAACGAGTTCGTTCAGAAAAATCAAAAAATGTTCACGCATTTGTAATTGGAAACTTATTGGATTATTGTGAATACCCTTGTGATAACATTCCAAATCCACCGTCAAACATGATTGTGACTTATAATCCATATAAGTACGATTCATTTGTTTATAAAAAAAGTGAAGAACCTGTTTATCGTGCAAAAGAAGTTGATATGATAAATTCACAAAATAAACTATTTGTAGTTAAAGAATAATGGCATTACCAAGAAAACGAAAGGAAATTATTCCAACAATCAATCTTAAGCCCGAAAAAATTCTTTTGGCTCGTAGAGAACAATTGCTTGAAGATATTAAATATGACGGAACTTATTTGCCAAAGTCATTAATGCACCCCGAGTTAGATAGGGGGTTTTTAGATTTTGTAAAAGAAGATTTACAAACAACGGTTGCTGGTAGTATAATACCAATGATTGATTTAATTATTACAACTCAAAACTGGGCTCAATTCACAGAAACTTGGGATATTCAAGATTTGAATGGTAACCCAACACTGCCGTTTATTACTGTTGTTCGTCAACCTGAAGTTAAGTACGGAAGCAATCCCGCCATTATTTACAACATTCCAAATAGAAAAGAATATTTTTATGCTGCCGTTCCATCTTGGAATGGAAACATCAAAGGTTTGGACATCTATAAAATTCCACAACCCGTTCCTGTTGATATTACTTACAATGTTAAAATTGTTTGTAATAGAATGAGAGAGTTAAATGAGTTTAACAAAAATGTGATTCAAACTTTTGCATCAAGACAAGCCTATAGACAAATCAATGGTCATTATATCCCAATCATTATGGGTACAATTTCCGATGAGTCGGTTGTTGAAGTACAAAGAAGAAGATTTTACATCCAAAACTATGAATTCACAATGTTAGGGTTTTTATTGGATGAAGATGAGTTTGAAGTTGCACCTGCGGTTTCTCGTGTGTTTAATACTTTTGAAGTATCTGCTCAAACATCAAGACCAAAAAGAAAAAAATACCCCGAAAATATTGATGAATATAATTTGAGTGTTTCAATACCGAGCGGTTCAACACAAACTGACTTAATGGTTGATTATACAGGTGATTTTAATTTATTAACAAAAATAAATGTTACCAATTTTGATGTATATATAAAACCACAAGGACAAGTAACTTTTGATTATTATGGTAGTGATGTTTCATTAATACAAGTCAATACCAACGATACTTTAAGACTTGTTTTGACAAGTAGACCCGATGATACATTACCTTCCACATTCAATTACGCAATCAAATTGTTTGGTGTGAATTATGATGTTCCACCACAACCAAATCCAAATGGGAACCCCCATTCATGATTCACCGTAAATGTCTTTTTTAATTTGACATTTTTCTTTAATCAAATTTTCCAAAAACCTATACATCTTAATACCGTGTTTTTCACAGTATTTCTTTAAAATATCGTGTGACTCTACTGATATCTTCAAATTCTTTATTTTCTTTTCCATAGGTAGAATAAAGGCAGAAAATAATCTGCCCATATTATAAATAGATAGTGTAAAGTAAAGTTTTTCTTAAATCTGTTAATATTTATCTATAAAATAAATAAAACTGAATAACTAAAACAAAATGGCAGTATCAAATAAAGTATTCGTATCTCCTGGTGTTTATACATCAGAGAGAGACCTTAGCTTCGTAGCTCAAAGTGTGGGGGTAACCACTCTTGGTCTTGTTGGGGAGACATTAACAGGTCCGGCTTTCGAACCAATCTTCATCACAAATTATGATGATTTTGAATCATATTTCGGTGGAACAATTCCCGAAAAATTCGTTAACACTCAAATCCCAAAATATGAGTTGGCGTACATTGCAAAATCATATCTTCAACAATCTAACCAATTGTTTGTAACAAGGGTATTGGGTTTATCTGGTTATGATGCGGGTCCGTCTTGGTCAATCACAACAATTGCCAATGTTGACGGAAGTACTGTGGGTCTTAGTGTATCAACAGGTACAACATATACTGTTAACTTTACTGGTACTACTGGCGGAACTGCAATTACATACTCAACAACTTTTCCTGCTATTATTCAAACAGGAAATACTTACACACAATATAATGGTGGTGTATCAACAATTAGTGCACAATTATATAATCAAATCCAAACAATTATTAATAACTCAGGAACTACTTCAGGAGATTCGGCTTACATTTTTGGAACCGTAGGAACAACTGATTATGATTCGTTATTGTCAGGATATACTGCACAGACAAACGTTTATAATGTATCAGGACTTTCTGTGTATGACGCAGACTTTACATCACCAAGTGATGATACTTGGTATTATGCAAACTTTGATATTACAACAGGAGATGCGTACACAGGTTATTCTTTCTATAACGTAGTATCATCAATGGCTAGTTTAGGTTCAGGCTCTTATTCAGGAACTGTTACGGGTAAAACTTACACATATTCAGGAACAGCTTATGAAGGTTGGAATGATGTTGTTGTTGCAACTTTCCGTTCAAGAGGTATTTCGTTGTTCACATCAGACTATCATGGTCCACAATATCAAATTACCGGAACAACTGATGTTATTTTAGATAATTCAGGTTCTTACTCAGGAATATCTCAAAACCCATTTGCACAATTTGCAATTTCAGGTTATACTGACAACGCTGAAACACCGGCTCCATTCTCGTTTGTAACATCAATGAATAGTAATGATACAAACTACATTACAAAAGTATTTGGTATTTCTAACTTTGGTAAGAATAGAGTTGAAACACCGTTGTTTGTTGAAGAACAATTCCAAACAATGTTGACTTATGGTTATAACAAAGGTTATATCAGAGGTATTAACTCATCATTGATTAGTTTACCAGGTTTAAGAAACCCTGTAACTACAGGTACAATCGCTAACTACTTGGAACAATACCAATCACCTGAATCACCGTGGGTCGTATCTGAACTTAATGGTTCTACAGTTGAAAGATTGTTTAAGTTCTATTCAATCGCTGATGGTAATAGTGCGAACACTCAAATTAAAATTTCAATTCAGAACATTTCATTTAACAACTTAAGTTTTGACATTGCGGTTCGTGATTTCTTTGATACAGATTCTAATCCTGTTGTTATAGAAAAATACACAAATTGTACTATGGACCCAACAAACAATAATTATGTTGGTGTTAAAATTGGTACTAGTGATGGAGAATACTCATTGAATTCTAAGTATATAATGTTGGAAATGAACACTGAAGCAAATCCTGAAAGTGTACCTTGTGGTTTTGAAGGATATGTTATTAGAACATACGGTTCAGCGACTTCTCCATTCCCAGTTTATAAAGTGGCATACAATTTCCCAGGTGAAGTAATTTATAACCCACCATTTGGTATTGTTACAAACCCACCATTCTCATATACAGGTTTTGATAACAAGGCGGTATCTGGAGGTGATAAAGTAAGAAGTACTTATTTAGGTATTTCATCTCAAATTGGCTACGACCCATTATTCTTTGAATATAAAGGTAAACAAATGCCACTTGATTTATGTGTTGAGGGTGATGCGTTACCTTGGAATACTGTAACTAAAGGATTCCACATGGATTCGGGAGCAACAGTTGTAAATATTGCATATGGTACTACTTCAGGAACACCAGCGTTCGATTGTGGTGTCGCTTCATTCCAATCTGACCCTGAAACACCTGCAAATCCATACTTCCAAATTCAAGCAAGAAAATTCACATTATTATTACAAGGTGGATTTGATGGTTGGGACATTTATAACGAAAGTAGAACAAATACAGATAGATTTATATTAGGTGGTAGTGGATACCAAGCGGGAGCTTGTCCAACTACAAGATACCCTAACGCAACTGGATGGGGAGCGTTCAAACCAATCGCTATTAGTAACTTTACAGATTATTCAAATACTGACTACTACGCATACTTGTTAGGTATTAATACTTTCGCAAACCCTGAAGCGGTTAACATAAATGTATTTGCAACACCTGGTATTGATTATGTTAATAACTCAAACTTGGTTGAGGATTCAATTTCTATGGTAACATTTGATAGAGCGGATTCAATCTACATTTGTACAACACCTGATACGGCAATGTTTGTACCAGTAACAAATATAGCTGATTTCATCTACCCAACAGAAGCGGTTAATAATTTAGATAACACAGGAATTGATTCTAACTACACAGCAACTTATTACCCATGGATTTTGGTAAGAGATACTGTGAATAACACACAAATCTACATACCACCAACAAATGAAGTTTGTAGAAACTTAGCGTTGACTGATAATATTTCATTCCCATGGTTCGCAACTGCGGGTTACACAAGAGGTTTGGTAAATGCAGTTAAAGCTCGTAAGAAACTTACACAAGAAGATAGAGATACTTTATATCAAGGTAGAATTAACCCTATCGCTACTTTCTCTGATGTTGGAACTGTAATTTGGGGTAACAAAACATTACAAATTGCTGACACAGCACTTAACAGAATTAACGTAAGAAGATTGTTATTACAAGCTCGTAAGTTGATTTCAGCGGTGGCGGTAAGATTGTTGTTTGAACAAAACGATGCTAAAGTAAGACAAGACTTCTTGGATTCGGTTAACCCTATCTTGGATGCTATTAGAAGAGACAGAGGTTTATATGATTTCCGTGTTACTGTAAGTAATTCACCTGAAGATTTAGATAGAAATACTATGACAGGTAAGATTTACTTGAAACCAACAAAAGCGTTGGAATTCATTGACATTGAATTCTTAATCACTCCAACAGGAGCATCATTTGAAAATATTTAATATTTAAATGATTAGAAAAAAAATACTAAACCCAACATCATCATTACTTGAAGGTTTTGATGATGTTGGTACGCCTGACATGAAATATTACGCCTTTGATTGGGACGATAATATCATGATGATGCCAACAAAAATTATTCTTAAAGATGAAAATGATAATGAAGTTGGTATGTCTACAGAAGATTTTGCGGAATATAGAAGTGAAATCGGTGTAGAACCATTTGATTACAAAGGTAGTACAATAGTTGGATATGCTGACGAACCTTTTCGTAATTTTAGAACTGGTGGTGATAAACAATTTAAAATTGATGCCATGAAAGGTAAACCAGGTCCCGCTTGGTCTGATTTTGTGGAAGCAATCAACAATGGGTCAATTTTTTCAATAATCACCGCACGTGGACACAACCCCGAGACACTTAAAGACGCAATTTATAATTTGATTATTTCTGACCACATGGGTATTAATAAAGATTTATTAATTAAGAATCTTAGAAAATTCCGTGACCTTTCAAATATGGAAGACAAATCAGATGTGGAATTAATAAAAGACTATATGGATATGAACAAATATTATCCCGTTAGTTTTGGTACAGACGCAGGGGCCGCCAACCCCGAGGAATTAAAAGTTCAAGCAATGAAAGAATTTATTTCATATGTAAAAGGACAGGCTAAAGAATTGGGTAAAAAACTATATGTTAAAGATGATGTAAAAAATAAGTTTGTGCCTAGTATTGGTTTTTCAGATGATGATTTAAAGAATGTAGAAGTAATGAAGAAGCATTTTGAAGATGAACCAGTTTTAAAGACTTATTCTACTGCTGGAGGAACTAAAACTAGATACTAAACGATGATAATTTTTAAAAAATTAAAGTAAATACAAAAATTTTCAAACAACGAGTATTTATAGATAAATAAACTAAAACAAAAAAACTAAAAAGAATATACCATGGCTGATTTATTAATGAAAATGCCGGTTCCTTACGAACCAAAAAGAGCGAACCGATTTATACTTAGGTTTGACACAACTTTAGGTATTAATGAATGGTTCGTAGAATCATCAGGAAGACCAAGTATTGATATTAACCCTGTTGAGATACAATTTTTGAACACTTCTACATATGTGGCGGGTAGATTCAAATGGAATCCAATCTCAGTTAAATTCCGTGACCCAATTGGTCCATCAGCAACACAAGCTCTTATGGAGTGGGTTCGTTTACACGCTGAATCAGTTACAGGTCGTATGGGATATGCTGCGGGTTATAAAAAGAATGTTGACCTTGAAATGTTGGACCCAACAGGTGTTGTTGTGGAAAAATGGATTCTTGAACAATGTATGATTACAAAATCTGCTTGGGATGGTGTATCATATAGTGATGACAAATTAGCAGGATTAGACGTTACATTACAAATGGACCGTTGTATCTTAGTTTACTAATTTTGTATTTTATTTTATATTGATAAATTAATTTAATACGGTATATTTAACACAGGGTCTATTCCCTGTGTTTTTTTTATGGACGAAAATTTATTACAATACGCACAACAAGAATTTAATTTACCACACGATGTGGTAAGATTACCATCTGAAGGTAAATTCTACAAATCAAAGAAAAAATCTGTTAAGGTTGGTTATTTGACTGCCGCAGATGAGAATGTCATCATGGGGTCAAATACCGATGACATGATTATGACATTAGTTCGTTCAAAATTGTACGAACCAGATTTGAAACCTGATGAAATGTTAAATGGTGATATTGAAGCAATTTTAATATTTTTAAGAAATACTTCTTTTGGACCTGAATATAAAATCAGTATTAATGACCCTGAGACTGGTAAGAAATTTTCTGCCGATATATTGTTGGACGAATTGGATTTTAGAAAACCATCAACCGACCCAAATGAAGATGGTACTTTTGATGTGGTATTACCAAAGTCACAAGCATCTGTTAAATTAAAACCACTTATATATAAAGAAATTCAAGAACTTAATAAAGCGGCTGACTCATATCCTGCTGGAAGGGTTGCACCAAGAGTTACAATGAAACTTCAAAAACAAATCTTATCTGTTAATGGTGATACATCACCATCAACAATTATTAAATTTATTGAAGGATTACCAATTATGGATTCAAAATTCATTAGAAAATTCATTGATGAAAATGAACCAAGATTAGAATTAACCAAAACAGTTATAGCCCCGTCAGGAAACAAGGTAGATGTTGAAATCGCCTTTGGGGTAGAGTTTTTTCGGGTTTTCTTCTGAGTATAGGAAATTTCAATTAGACGAATTTTTTATTCTGAGCCGAGATTTACATATGTCTTGGACAGATTTCCAAAAAATGCCCACGTATGCTCGTAGGTATATCGTGGACAAATTAATAGAATCTTATCAAAAATAAGATTTATTCTATTTATTAGAATATGCAATCGGCTACACCACCATCAGGTAATCCACCAAATAATAGCACCGCGTCTTCACAGGCGGCTCAAGAAGTTATTAGTAATTTTACAAAAAGAATTGATGAGAGTTATTCCAACTTGTTATCTAGAACCAAATTTTTAGTAAGTGAGTTTGATAAAATGTCAGCACAAATGGCTGGAACTTTTGGTCAAACTCAAATGGCCATTAAAGGTTTAACTGTTGAATTAGCTGTTGCAACACCATTGGTTGTAGGTTTAGGTGGAAGTTTATTGGATGTACAAAATATTCAAAGAGGGATTGCTCAGAGTTTAAATACAAATGTAATAACTCTTGGTGAAACAGTAGGAGATTTGTATGCTGCGGGTCAAGCAGTTGGTATTGATTCTGGACAAATTGGTGACATGGTTAAAGGGTTCCAAGACGCTGGAATTCAAACAGGAAACATTAAAGAAAACATTCAACTATCTGTTGATATTGCAAGAAAAGTTGGTGTTAACACAAGTGCGGTATTTGGACTTGTTAGAGACAATTTAAGTAATATAAATAAATACGGTTTTGAAAATGGTGTCGCTGGTTTAGCTAAAATGTCGGCACAAGCGGCTTCATTACGTATTAATATGAATGAAATTTTTGGATTTGCTGAAAGGGTGTTCAATCCTGAAGGTGCCGTTGAAATGGTTTCTGCGTTCCAAAGGTTGGGTGTTGCTGCTGGTGATTTGGCAGACCCATTTAGATTGATGTATTTGGCATCTGAAGATACTGCAGAACTACAGAATCAAGTTGCTAAAATGACTGAAAAGTTTACATACTTTGATGAAAAAACAAAATCATTTAAAGTATTCCCCAACGCCAAACGTGATTTAAGAGAAATTGAAAAAGAAACTGGTATTGCATATAATGATTTGATAAAAATGTCTGAAGGTCAACAAAAGTTGAACATGATTAGAAGTGAGTTCAAAACAACTGCTATTGACGAAGAATCCAAACAATTTATAGCCAATGTTGCTCAATACAACAAAGAAAGAGGTGGATTTACGGTTAAAGTTGGAGGAATGGATAAATTGGTTTCTGAAATTAATCCTGCGGACCTTGATGAGATAAAAAAATCACAAGAAACCGTTACTGTTGAAGAAATAGCGAAGGCTCAATTAGACACTAATAATTTACAACTTGCAGCCCTAAATAAGTTAGTTGATAGTGTTGCGGCACCAATAGCGGGTTCAAAAGCTCCAAGAGAAATTAGAGAGTTTGGTCGTGCGGTTACACAAGTTGGAATGACAGCGACCGATAAAACAATTGGAAACCAAAGAGGAGCTATGGCCTCTATTGATAAATTTTATGATGAAACGGGTAAAAGTATTCTTGATTTATTAAAAGGGGAAGGAAGTCCTGCAAAAATTGCTGAAGTTTTTAAAAATGCTGGTGCGGATGTACAACAAAGTTTTTCTAACATAAAACAATCAATAACAAGTATTGATTTTAAATCGGCAATTCAACCATATGTAAGTTCAGGAAATAAAATTGCTGAAGCGGCTGATTTAGCAGTTGTAGGACTTAAAAAATTAGCAGAAAAAGCCACCGCATCAGGAACAATGACAAATAAAGCGGATGCCAACCAATCACAATCATCAAATAATCAAACAATAAAAGTTGAGGATATTAATTATAAAGGAGCAATTGAAATTAAAGTTACAACACCAAATGGAAGTACTAGTAATTTAACTGACACTCAAGTTTATGATTTATTTAAAAACGAAACATTTATTAAACAAATTAATAAAATGATTAGTGATGGTAGTGTTA